CGTCCCAAAAGAAACGGTGGTATTTACCACCGTATTCAAGTCCTTTAATGGAAGTAATCATATATTACCCCCTTTCGTTTGTTGCGTAATCGTTAACTGTTACATCGCCATATTTTAGATATTTTAGTTCTTTGAGTGATTTTACCTTTTCAAAAATTTCTGTTGATAGATCAATATCCCAAGTTGCAAGTACAGTAATTACCTCAATTACAGTTAATACAGAAACACTCACAACGATATCAACCAACTTTAGTGTTAATGCTAACAAATTTAAGGAATAACAAAACGCAAAAATACACAATGAGGCTACTGTGCCTTTTAGAAAACCAAACAAAAACTTTTTTAAATTAAAGCCTATGTTAAATGTTCCTAGAATTGTACCTAATATAATATTGATTAGATATAGCAACGCTGTTACAACAATTAGTAATACTACAGCTTCTAAATTCTCACTAAAAGCATTTTGGATTGTATCAATAATAACTTTCATTTTAGTTTCTCCCCCACTTATCGTAGATTTCCTCTATACGATTTCTAGCTTTAACTCTCTCTGTAAGAGTTTCAGCATACATTTTGGTGTATTTAATATTGATTTTGATTACATCTGCAACCCATGTAATTGGATTGGTTAAAGATAATATTTCTTCAAAAGCACGACTTGTAATGTAGTCAGTTTCATAAAGAAAAGACTTTAATTCATCTACCTCTTTAAAGTCTTTTTCTTTTTCTTGTTCTGTTGTGATTTTATTCCATTCTTCTTCATCAAAGATGAGTTTGTTCTTGCCTAACTTGTATGCTCGTTTCTTTGTTAGATCATATTCATCAAGATTGAGTTCTACATAATCTTTAATCGTACCAGTATGAACAATATTGAGAACATAACCTCTTGTATCTGTGCTTACAAAGTATTTCATGAATTACTCTTTAAACCCCAAGCCCAAATTCTGTTTGTTCCTACAGAAGCATATACACTAATAACTGTGCCTTTTGCAATTGGAAACCATAACTGATAAGGTGATGGATTATCACCACTTGATATTGTTACATTATCAACTTTAACTGATCCATAGTTGCCAACAAATAAGAATACAAAACAATCTTCTGTTGCAGTCCATCTAGCTTCAGCCTGGTAAACATTTAAGTTTGCTATTTTTCTTGAACTATCAATGCCATAAGGCAATCCTTTAATTGCCTCATTTTTTATAACTCTTTTATCTTCAACTGAAGTAATTCCTGATCCACTTGTTGTTACAATATAAAGCAATAAATCTCTTGATGTGCCTGTGCCATTGATGTTATCACTTTGCATATTGTTGGCTGTTCTTTGAGCGAATGCACCTCGTTCTGAATTTGGTCTTGTTAAATCGATATTAGCACACAAATATACTGTTGAATTTGCTTCAAGAGTTATGCTTTCTGTAGATATAACTTTAAAGAATGAGCCACCAATGACTGCCTCACTTCCTACGTTAAATGATACTGTCAATGAGTTAGCACTATATTGTAATGTAAACTCATCTCCAACACCACCAATAACACAATCGTTTGTAGCAACCTGATATACACCACCATCATACTTTGATAAAATATCGTTTGATGATCCTGTATCGTGTAAAGTTTGTATTGCCATAATTATTCTCCCTCCATTACTCGTTGATAAACAAAATTCTTTGATGTACCATACTCATCTAATGCTCTATTCGGACAGTGCATTTTTGAGTTAAAATCTTGATGAAAAAAAATCATATTTGTTGGAATATGATATTTCTTTTGTAATTTATAAATCAAACTGATTGCTCTATCTTCAGCCTTTTTATAAGCTTCATCACTAAATGATGATACTATCTCAATTGCAATTGTATATCTACAACCCCAATCTTTTCCTTTTCCTGTGTGATATACTGCCCAATTATCAGGCATAACTTGAATAGTTTGTTTGCTATCACAAATATAATGAACGCCCTGATTTGTTCTACATTCTGTATTTAACCAATCGTGTAGTTCTTGAGCGTTCATCTCGTAGTTTCCTGTTTCGTGCAAAGTTATGCCCTGTATGTCTGATTTTTCTCTAGGAAAACCATATTGTATAAACTTATTCTCATCTATCATATTCTATACCTTTCCCAAAGTTAATATCTTTGTTAAAGCTGTTCTAACTTTGCCACAAACAAAATCAACCTGTACAATGTTTTGATTTGATTGTTTACTTATGTCATATCCTGTCAAAATCGAATTAAAATAATCATCGTTATAGAATATATCTAATTCTCCACCTAGATTAAAATCACCAAATTCATAAATAAAATTACGAATTATCAAAGTAAATGTAACCTTATGATTAAACATCTGTTCAGGTAGATTATTTGCTACTAAATCAGCAATAGGATCATCACTAAACACAACTTCTGTATTTGTGATGTTAAATCTATTAGCTGTTGTGCTTGGCTCTTCAACAATACTATTCTTTGTAGCAATATATGTTGTTCTATATGTCTTATCTTGAGCATACACAACCAACTTATTTGTTTCTTCGATTTCAGTTATTGGTGACATATCTTGAATTGCGTACATATTATTGCCAACTTTTATTGTTTGGAATGATGGTACTTTAATATGTACATAATTAGTTCCACTTACATTAATCTCAAAGTCAAAAATAATTCCATATTTCTGATAGAGTTCATAAATAAACTCTTCCATGTCATATGTTGTCATTTGCTCGTTTCCATCGCTATCTAAATCAGATGGAAGATTAACAGCAGTTGCACCTGTATAATCAATAGTTATTCCACCTAATCTTTGAGCAACCAATGGATCAACATAAGTAGAATGATATAATTTGCCATCTGCATAGTCTTGAAGTAAAACTGCTATCTCGTGTTCAAGATAATCTTGAGATGATGTGTTATATATCCAAGTTCCTTTATAGAAAGATTGCATTTGGCTACAATTTATAGTTTTATCTTCTATAGAATTAATTACACCTGTGTAAAGTGTAGTTCCCATAGGATCATAAAGCACTAACACATCTCCCTCATCAACATCAGAAAGCAAATCCATTACTTTTATTGATGAAGTAGCATTTGTTAATAAATCTGTGCTTATATCAAAAGTATCTACAACCATAAAGGCTTTTGGTAAAGCTTCTAAATCCAATTGATCTTTGATATAACATCTATATTGATAAATACCATTAGTTTCAAAAGTTCTCTGATATTCAGCAACCAAAGTAACATTTGAATTTACAGTTATTGTTCGAGGATTTTCATAAGAGCCATCTTCCCATTTTACAAAGTTGTAATCAGGAAATGGTCTAGCCCAAACTACAACATCTGTTCCTGCAAATACATTGTTATCACTTAAATAGATACTGCCATTATTAAAGTTGGTTTTTGTAGATATAATGTACCTATCATCTTCTTCAAAGTATGCAGTAATGCTTATATTCTGTGTTAGATGTAAATATAAAGGTGTTGTTGTATATTCTGTGCCATCAACAACATACTTTACAAAATGGTTATTTGTATCTGCGATAACACTAAATGTTACATCGTTTTGATCTACTCCTCTAGTGTATTGAATTGCACCATTACCATCAACACTATCAGTTATTGTGTATATAGGTTCAAATCTAGCTTCAAATGTAGTGTCTTGTGTGATTGCATAAACATATGTATCACTAGTGCTTATCTGTTCCGAATTGACATACCAACCTTTGAATTGTGCGTTTGCATTTGGTGTAGCACTCAACTGTATTTCTGTGGCACTATACCAAGTATAACCAGCAGTTCCTAGTGTACTATCATAGTTGATTACTATGTTGTAAGTTGGCATAAAGTTTGCTATTAAACTTACATCATTTCTAACTACAAAACTTAAAGGGTTATCTTCAAGTGTGATATTTCCTAATTCTTGCCCATAAGAAAATGTGCCTGTTCCACTATTGCCATAAAATTTCATTTCACACAAATCTAATAAACCAATTTGATTTGTGCTGTTTTTCTTTACAGGTATGAAGTTTCTTACAACATCACCATTTCTAGTAAGTTTGCAAGAATACATCTTCATACGCATATACATTGAACCTGTGCCACCATTATAGTCATACACAAATAACAAATATCTTTGGTCAATATTTGTGTTTCTTGTGTAGTCTATTTTTAAAACATCATCAATGTATAATTGATAGCCACTTCCAAAGCCACTCTTAAATGTAATTTGGTGTCTATCACCTACTGCGACATCACTTGCCCTTTCATAACCTGCAATCTTGCCACTATAAACACCCCACCTTTGACCTCTATTGTATGAGCCTTGATATGCTTCTGATGTGCTTGTAATCAAGCAATCTGTTTCATCAATAAAGGTATTGCCAATGGTAAGGTTAGGGTTTATATATTGTGTGCCTGTGCTTTCAATATAATCAAGTAATGTATAATCGTTTAAAGTCCAATTTTCAAAAGCATAACTGCCAATTGGTGTTGCTTCTAGTGTTGCAGTTTCACCATCTGCATAATAGCCTGTGCCTGTGATTGCTCCACTTCCATATGGATTGGCTTCTGCTTCAACTTCATAACCTAATTGAAGTATAAATGCGTCCTTATAGGAATTAGAGTTCATTTGAGCAGTAATAGTTTGCCCATCTGTTGATGGAATTATTAAACTAACTGCGTTCCTAGACCAATCGGCGTCAGGGTGTGCTACTGTTGATATTGAAGCACCACTACAAGAAAACGAATATGATAGCGAACTCGGACTACTATGAGATGAGCCTACTATCATTCCTAAATAAACTTTATTTGCAACACTTGTGGTTGTGCTTGTGCTACCACTTGCTAATTGTATTGCTTTTGGTTTGTTTGTAAAGCCATCAATTCTAACTAACTGCCCATAATCTCTTTTGGAAACAGTTATAGTATCGCCTGACTTCGCCCACCATACTGCTACAGTTCCTGCGTATTCGGAATTATAGAATAACCTTTCAGCTGTACCACCTGTAGTTGCACTTGCGTTTGCGTCATCAGACAATGTATAAACATATACACCTGTTGTTGAAACAGTATAGGAAGTAAAGTTATATGTAACTCTTGTTGCAGTAAATGACATATATTACCTCCTAGACAGTTGCATATGACTTCTTGAATGATATTTCAATAGTGCCATCAAATGTAGCAATATCACTACAAGTAAAGTTAAAAACAGTTTCACCAACTCTCATCTTGCACCAAGTTAAATAACTAGCACCATTTCTAATAGTGAAATCTTGATATTGTTCAGGATTAACTATTGCACTACCATTTGCCTCTAGATATATGCTTTCAGTTCTTTCGATACTATCAATAATTGCTAAATCATATGTGCCATTGATCTTGCAAATACCATATGTTTCGCCACCCTGTGTTAAAGAAAATTGCATATTTGTAAATTGTGAAACAATAACACCATCTTCTTCTCTACCTTTAACTGTAATAATAAAGCCTACATCATCTGTACCATCGTTATATACAACTTCGTTTGAGAATGTGCTACCTTTGTAATGATAATCTCTGATTAAAGGATAGTCTTTCCCATCCTCATCTGTTTCTTTAACAAAGGTAATTTTGTAATCTTCATCTGTAAGCCACTCAGTTAATCTATGGAATGTTACAGGTACGTGCAATATTCCATCTTCAGCAACTTCAGTTTTGTTAGCTTGAATAAACTCAACATCACAATGATATGCAACTAGATTATTTGGAGTTAGATAATGTAATTCCAATGGTTTAAACTTTGCAAATTGAATGAAGTCAAAATACTTCTGATATTTATCACCATTAGTATCATCATAAAATAATAAATCTCCACTAACATCTGTTAATTGAAATTGGCGTGATGTAACAAGTTCACTATTGCCAATTGTTAATGTAGTGATAAGCCTTTTAAAGCCTAATCCATTTGGATCGTGAAGAAAAGCTTTGTGATTAGGATTTGTAAATTCATAGCGATTACCTAATGAGTTTACTAACCAAAATTTTCTATAATCAGCCATAACTACCTCCTATCGTATCTTTCTTCCAAGTGCTTCATTAATATCATCTGCAATCCAAGATGACCATTGTCTTACTTCATCTCTACCGATGTTATTTGAATTAACAGTAAAGTTAGCATTTAATGTGATTTGACCACCACTGTTAAACCCACCACTTTTTGAAACCCAAGCACCACCATTTGATGAATAATCTCCTCTAGCACTACCACCAATTGTGTAAGATTGAGCGTCTCTTCCTACATTAATTAAATTCAAAAACCAATTCGTTGCGTCTACTAGCCAACCAACTAATTTAGAAATCCAATCGATTGCAGTCTGTACCCAAGATATAATTTGTTTAATAATGTCAATAAATCTTTGTCCTGCTTCGCTTTGTCTAAAGTTATCCCACATAATTTGTAGAATATTGACAATCTCTTTAAACAATTCCCATAAAATTTGAATAATATTTATTATTAGATCAATAGTTGGTTTAAATAGATTTATTAAACTCTCAACTATTCCATTTATCTGGTTTCTAATATCTTCATTAGAAGCATATAAAACAGCCAAAATGCCTAATATAACAGTAAAAGGATTAATAATACCTTTAACTACAGTCCATATTGACTTTAAAACACCAAATAATCCTGATCCATTTGATGTTAATTTTGCAAATATAGATACAACTTTTTCATTCTTTAATAAATTTGCAAATCCTGTTGATAAACCGCCAAACATTCCTGTTAGTTTACCACCTATTGCCAACATTGGAGATAGTAAAGCAAGAATAGTGCCTATTCTAGTTATCATCTCTTTTTGTTCAGGTGACATCTCTTTGACCTTTTTAATGATGTCATTAACAAACTTAATAACATTCTTAATAATAGGAACTAAACTTTGTGTGAGTTCACCTAACAATTGATTAATTGTATCTTTTAAAGTTGATAGTGAGCCATTTAATGTTTCAGATTGGCTCTCCATTGCACCAAAGTATTTGCCACCCTCTGATGAGGCTTTTGTAAATGCTTCTAATAATTGTTCATAGGTGATATCCATTTTCTTTAACTGTTCAACATTCTTACCTGTTGTTTCAGCTAAAAGACCATAGATATTGATACCTGCATTAGCAAATTGCTTTATATCTACTGAACTTGCTTTACCCAAGTTTTTGATCTGTTGCAAGTTCATAGCCATTCTCGAAAGTTCAGCACTACCACCACCTGTTGAAGCAATAGCGTCACCTAACGCCATAATCATTTGTCTACTTTCATCAGCTTCAACACCTGCTGATATTAAGTATTGATTTGCTTCAATTAAACTTTCGGTTGAAAATGGTGATTTACTAGCGTCCTCTTGAATTTGTTGTAAAACTTGTGAAGCTTTTTCACCATCTCCAATTAAAGTAGTAAATGCAGTTTGATATTGTTCTAATTGAGCATTAAATCTAACACCCTGTGTTGCTAATGCTACAACTCCACCACTAACAATTGCTAACTTTCTGCTTAAAGTTTCAAGTTTACCACTTACTTTTTCAAGTTTGTTTCCCCACTCTTCAAAATTTTTTGAAAGTGCTTGAATTTCAGCAGATGGTAATGTTTTTAATTCTTTCTGAATTGCTTGTAATTCTAATTGTGCTTTTTGTAGCTGTTTGTTATAGTTATCCCATTCTTTTGTGTTAGGATCAAAATTATTTAATCCCTCTTGCAGAACTCTTACTTGTTCAGCAACTAATTTTTCTTTTTGATGTAGTAAGTCTAACTTTTTTGTTAGTGCTTCTACATTCTTTGGATCAAACTTTAACTGTTTATTAACTAAAGAGATTTCACTTTTGGTTTCTTTTAAACTACCATTAACTTGTTTGACAGCCTTTTCAAAGTCTGTAGTATCACCTCTAAATTGAATGGTAATTCCTTTGGTTTCAGCCATTTTGATCCCCTTTCTATCTTAATCTTTAATGTGCTTCGCCATTTCTGAAGCACTTACTTTTTCTTTCTTTTTAGGTGTGTATATTTTATTCACTTCTCTTATCACTTTAAAAAGAGTAGACAGATATTGCTCATCTGCCCATTCTAAATCAATCTTTGCTACACACAACAATGCGACTATATAGGGATAAGAGATTATTGGTTTTTTGATGAATTATTTGCCTTTGTTTTTGCTTTGCCTTTTTGATCCTCAAGAATACAATCTGAAGCCATTTTAACTAACTCTTCAATAAATGAAATGTCTGTAAAGATGTATGAATATGCTTTTGTTCTTTTGAACTCTTCGGCTGTACTTCTGTTATTATGGAATTTACCATTTTCAATTTTCACATAAGAAGCACAAGCTAAATTAGATATAAAATCTTTAGATAGCATATTTGATATAGCACTTTCACTAAACTCTTCATTTCCTAAAGATGTTAAAGTAGCAAGTAAAGGCTGATGTGCTAATTCTTCATAAACACCAATACCTTTAAATAACAAAGTAAATGTATAAGTTTCTTCGATTTCTCCTGCTTCAACTAATTCATCATCTACCACTTCCAAATTAGGTAATCTAAATGTGTACTTTAATATTTTCATTGCAAAAATTAAGGGTAGCATTACACTACCCTTTTTCCTTTCTTTTCTTTAATTACATACTGATTTCAGTTGTAGGCAATAATACTGCCTGTTTGAATGTATCATATGTTGTAGCGTTTTCATCTGTTCTAGTGATATAACCATACTGAACAAATTCACCATCATCATCAACAACGAATGCACTATCCATAGCATTGTAATTGATAGTGATTTCTTGAGCTTCAACTTCTTCCTCATCTGTAGCTGTTTCTTTTGATGGCTCTCCACCTTTAACATTGTATAGATAATGTAATGTAACAGTGCTTTCACCTGTATCACAATCTTCTTCTTCACTTTCAAAGAATAAGCAATGATTAGGGAAATTGCCTGTATCGGTCAACATACCATTCTCATTTAATTTGAAACCTAAATATTGAGCATAATCTGATGGAATATATCTCAAATTAACTTCAATACTTCTGGCTTTAGCACCTTTAATCATGCAATAGGTTTTATCATCTGCATAAATTGAAGTATCTTCTTGTTCAACTTCCATTGATGATGAAACCATACCTGAAAGCATTGTAACTTCACCGAATGAATAATTACCCTGCTCATCAACATTAATTGGTGCATAGCCAAAGTTTCTATTACCGTGAACTATTCTTCCCATAGGATATCCTTTCTTTATTTTGCGTCAATTCTAAAACTCACATTTTCCATTGCTTTAATAAACTTGTTCTTAACAGAACGATAAGCAGGATCAATGTGAGGCTTTGCACTTGCCCATCCTGTGCCATCTTTTTTATTTACAATTGCGTGACCATTTTCTAATAAGTGAGTTAGTTGCCAATCAGTTTCGTTATAAACAACTACTCCCTGACCTGTTTTGCCAAACTTTTCTGTTCTTGTTTTCCAACCCCTTACATATCTACCTCTATGTTGTTTAAGAACAGCACTAGCTTTTTGCTTGACAATATCGCAACATTTATCAGCATACTCTTCATTGACTTTCTGATACTCTACTTGAATATCAAAGCCATTGAATTGTTCTATGTTAGTACTCTTCACTTAAAAAAACTCCTGTTGTAAATTGAGCCATATAGTAATGGCTCTCATCTGATCTAGAATAGACAGGTGCAATTAAAAATTTCTGTTTGATGTAGTTTACAAGTGTTTTTCTATCTTCAAAATCATTTGTTAGAACAGATATTTGAATTATTGATTGATAGTCAGCCTCGTTATCTCGAAGCATAGGCACATCATTAGCATAATCAAGAAAAATGTAGTCCTCACCATTCATATCTTCTAAATCCCCTATATGCACTTTTGTGTTTAGTGGATTTGCTAGAAGATATTGATAGATTTCCTTTTGAGTAAAACTTCTAGTCATCGTACTTCTTGAATATCTAGGATCATAAGTTGTCTAGTTCTACCTGTATATCTACCACGATATTTAAGTATGTTTTTAACACGATACTTCTTTTCTTGATAGTTTACATACATCAGTTCATAAACAACACCATCACACTCGATATCTTCTGTATAGTAGGTAGGAACTACAAGATTTCTTGATAATCGCATATTCCTTTGTTGTTCGTTGTAGTAGTTGATAGAAAAAGTTTCTAATTCATCTACTCTAACTGTACATACTTTTTCTAGAGCGACAGGAGAGCCATTGTCGGCTACTCCCTGCCCCTGATAAATCAAATCTGCTACTGTTTTAATGAACATCTTAAAGTATTAGCTCTTGTAATGTATTGTGCTTTTAATCTTTCAATATCAATATCTAAATCCATATCACAAGCAACCTGATACCTAACACAAGTTAGATAGTCATAGTATGCAGGTGTTTGATAATCAAACGTATTTGCAATTCCCTCGATTTCTAACTTGTGTATTGCACCATTAACTAAAATGTTTAATTCTTCGTTATAGGCACAAGTATCATAAATTGGTAGCACTTGTTTTACATCTTCGATAATTTGGTCTATTGTAGCTACTGCCATAATGACCTCCTAATTTTCTTTTTTCTTTTTTCTTGTTTCCTTTTTTGGAATATCAACACTTACTGTTGCTTCAACCTTTTTTTCTTCTTCGTTTATTGGCTTTAAAACTTTTCTAGCTAAATTGAATTGTCTTTCAGAAACATAGACAATAGAGCCTTTACCTATAGCAAGAACTGTATTGTCTAGAACTTCACACTTTAGCATATTATAGACTTGAGTCAGAAGCCTTTAATTCAACGAAGTGCTTTGGTTTAACAACATTACCTGCAACGTATAATCTACCAATCATACGAACGATATCTTCAGTTGCAAGAGTATAAGGATCAACTAAAGTGATAACACTTCTTCCCTGTGGATAGTTCAAACGATAACCACGTCTGAAATTACCAATAACAGCATAAGTATCACTACCTGCTTCATCTAGAGGTGGAAGAGCTTGAGTGAACTCAACTCTGTGACCTGATAGATAGTATTGAGGCTTGTTTTCATTGTCATGAACAACTCTGAAAATAGGCATACCCATCTGATCTGTCATACCCATGAAGTTCTTGTAGAATGTTGCAGGATTCATAGCGATTGTTAAATCATCGAATGTAACTAAACCTGCAATAGCTTCATTAATAACGTTGAAACCAAATTCGCCTGTATATTCTTCAGTTAAGTCATTACCAACGATACCAATTACACCTAAACCATTATCATCAGTTCTGTTGATGATTGCTTCATCTAACGCAAGAATTACACGATATACTAATTCATCAGAAATATATCTCATAAAGTCAGTAGCTGACATCGCCATTAATTCATCAGTTAATGCGATATATTTCTTTATCATTTTTGGCTGTAATACAATCTGACCGAATGTGATTTCTTCTTGTGATACTGCTTCGCCATTTTCATCATGCCAATTAGCTCCTGTTGCAGATACTTCTACAGGGATTTTGAAAATAGCAGGTTCGAATGTTTCAGATACTAATCTTGAGAACTTGCCATAAGTGTACCAAGCTGTTTCTACATAACCCTGCATAACTTCAGGAATAGGTACATACTGTGTCTGTGTGCTTAAATTAGCATTTCCATCTCTTGTCTGTAAGAAAGAACGAACTTCTTTCTCATCAACTTTACCTCTGATGTAATCAGCGTATAGTTGTTCGTATTCTTTAGAGTTTAATACATTTACATTTTCCATAGTTTCGATTTGTGATTTCCTTTCTTCAATTGCTGTCTTTGACAGATTTTTAGTCAATGACATTCTTTCTTCCTGTGCTTTGAATGAACTTCTTTGTTCTTCAAGTTCTTTTTCTTCGTTTTCAAGCTCTTTAACTTCTTCATCGATTTTGTCAGCTTCTTCAGTTAATGCTTCAACTTCTTCGATTAATTCATCTCTCTTATCAGTATCAGCGTTTTCAAACTCTTCTTTTTTAGCTTCAACTTCATCAACGATTTCATTTTTTCTTGTAACGATTTCTTCTTTTTTAGCAATGATTTCATTTTGTCTTTCTTCTACCATTGCTGAATTAAGCATTTTTTCCATTACTTAAAATCCTTTCCAATTTTTCATCTTGTTCTTTTCTGCGTTTGTGTTCTTTTGCAAGTTCGTCAACTTGGTTTGATCTACTAAATGCAGTCGTTGAACTATAAGCAGGGTATGTGACCAAACTTACATCAAATAGTTTTTCAATAGAGCGAATAATTCTATGCTCTTTGCCATCTCTCTCAACCCACTCTTCGCCACCATCAGCAATTGTAAAAGCGAATGATTGCTTGTTAATTAAGCCGTTTTTGACTAATTTCAACCAATCTTCACCTGTACTTGTGTCAATGACATTAGCACGTTGATAAAGACCATTTTCGTTTATGTCTAACTCCAAACTGTTGTTTGAAGTTCCTGCTAAAACAATGTTTTCATCGTGGTTTCCTAAAAGATACACATTTGACATATCTGTTCTATCGAATGCGTGAGGATCAATTTCTTCAGTAAACCAACCTAAATCTGTTGTTGAATTAAAAACAACTGCATAACCCTCGACTTGTCTACTGTTTTCGGTTTTGTTTCTCAATTCAACATCAAAAACTCTTGTAATCTTATTCATTCTCAATCTCCTCTGTTTTATTGATTGTGATTAATTCGCCATCTTGAACATCCACATTCAATGGCTCAAAATTCTTATTAATCATCATAATATCGCCATTCTCAACAGGTGGAAGTTTGTAGATCATTCTTCTTCTTTCATTAGTAGTTGTATCCATACTCGCCTTATAGGCTATATCGATAGCCTTTGATACTGATACATACTCGAATGGATTTCTGAAGAACTCTATCTTATGTCCCTGTGTGATTGAAGTTTTATTAAAGATTTTATAATTTAACTCACTCACAAATTGTTCTATTCTAGGCATAACTGTTTTGTTATAGAACACTTCCATCTCTTCCTCTGTAGCTGTGCCATCAACGACTTTTTTGTTTATGCCATTGAATTGCAACAACATATCAATATACTTATCAATGTTTTCTGAAGATGATGTATTAAATGGTGATGATAGACTTTGCCATTCTTCACCTGCGTCCAAAACCAAAATGCCACCCTTTGTAGCTTTAATTCTATTGATGATTTCTAGTTGCTTTGCTTTCTTGTTATCATCAGTTGATAATGTGGCATTAGCAAATCCACTAGCACTCTTACCAATAGTGATAACACCTCTAACACTTCCGTTTTCTTGAAGTTCAGCAATTGCACTTGCTAATGACTTATCAATAATATCTGTGATAACTTTTGTGAAAGTAATTCCACCAAAGATATCGCCATAGAAAATATTGTTTGGATTTAATCTCAAGTGAATTAAGTTCCTATAGTCAACTAATTCAATATTTTTTGTTTTTAAATCTTTAAGCTTGTAAAGAATTAAATCATCTTCAATGAGATAACCTCCACCAAACTCATAATCCAAAACATTTATAGGATCAATACCAATTGCTTTGCCTTTGTTATCTCTTCTGATAAATGCCATCGCATTACCATATTTGAGTAATTGATACATCAATGTGAATTTGAAATCAAAGCTTGTTTGATACATATTTGGTCTTTCACTCAAAATGTAGTTCAAATTATCATCTACTCTACGATATGTTTCATCTTTATCGATAACATGAAGCAAATCAACTTTGGCAAACTCATTAGCAATTGTTGAATATACTTCTTCAATAATTGGCGTTGTAGGAGTGAATATTGCGTTTCCTAACCACTCTGTAAAACCAACTAATTGCCCTTTGTTGTCTAGGTATTGAATACCTCTTTTGTTGATGTTTACTTCATATT